AGATGGTGTTGATATCATCTTAAAATCACATAAGCCAGTGCGCTCTTGCTGGTTTATAGAAGCAAGTATGGTTAATACTGAAGGTAAGTTTGCAAGCATACCGCTTAGCATTTCCGCTGCCGACTTCCCAGCAGGTTTTAACTTTGACTTTTTAGCTGATAAAAAATGAGCAAGAAGCGTTTTGTACAAGCGGTGGTTATCCGCAGGTTACCAGCAGTAACAGAGCTGTTACAGACAATACAATACGCTGAGCAGCTCTGGAAAACATTAACACAACACGGTTTTGGTGATGACCAGCCAGGCGATCCGCGCGAGTCCAAAAACTGGTATGCAGAATTAAACGCTAATCAGGCTAATGCGTTTAATGCCTTCTGGATAGCATTTGATCTTAAAAAAGGCCGCAATGGGGCGGCCATGCGCTGGTATCAATTAGGTGAGTTAAGCAAGGCCGAGTATCAAAGCATTATTGATGCTGCCAAAGCCGAGGTTAAAAAACCCATACCACAAGGCCAGGCCCGCAAGTGGGCGCAAGGCTGGTTGCAAGAAAAGCGCTGGTTGGATCATGTGCAACCCGCTGCTGATACTGGCAAAGCAAAAGCACTGGAGTTTAACCGGCTTAGCAATGAGCTGGCAGGCTTACGCAGTTTGTACAATGCCAGTGCTAATGAGGGCTTATTGCAGCAAATTAACGCGTTAGAAACCAAACTGAAAGAGGTGCGCGATGGACGTTAACGGCAATGATAAACGCTATAAAGCAGTTGATAACCGGCATAAGTTTTACACCTTGCTGCAAATCGGTAAAGTTGATTTGGGTTGGGATGATGAGTTTTATTACGGGATTTGGCTACCGCAACAAGGGGCTAGTAAAAAAGAGGGCAAGTACTCTGCCAGCACGATGACGATTACCCAGCTATCACAGGCAATTGAAGCAATGAAGCGGAGTGGATTTGTGGTAAAGCATAAAAAAACTAATGCTAAACCCAACGAAAAACGCGCCTTAGCTGACGATGCCCAGTCGAAAAAAATCCGTGCGCTTTGGTTGGAACTGCATGCTGCGGGTAAAGTACGTGATCCGTCAGAACCATCTTTATGTGCTTACGTTAAGCGTATGACCAAAGTAGATGCACTGCAATGGCTAAGTACAGCACAGGCATCAATTGTGATCGAGTCACTTAAAAAATGGTTGGCACGATAATGACTAAATTGCCTAAGCATTTATTGCCAGCCGGTTTACTGTTAATTGCTGAATATTGCGGCGATGATGTCATGTGGGCAATTTGGCAAGCTTATGGTGGGGGCCGGTTATCCGTGCCGATGTCTGTTGATGCCGAGCATCCGCTAGCAGTGTTGCTCGGCTTGGCAGCTGCAATCAAGTTTTGTGAAGCCTTTGGTGGTGAGCTGCTTAACATACCAAAGGCCGAAAGGGCAAAACGTGCGGTAAGGGATGAATTAATTCGTACGGATCGGCTAGCGGGTAGTACACTTTTTGCATTAGCCAGAAAGTATAATTTAACAGATCGACAAATCATGTCTATTTGCAGCATGACACCCCAGCCAGCTATCAATTTTGATTTATTTGAAAATACGTTTTAAGCGCGTTAAACTGTAAAAAGCTGTCATAGCATTAGTTTTTTTGTTTTAAAGGTCATAAACCGTTTATAAACGCTGTATCTGGCGTTCTCTGCTCATATTTCCCACTGTAGTCTCTGCAAACATGCCCGAGTTGCGAAGCCCTTCGCATAACTAGCAAAACCAAATCCTTTTATCCTGTTTCAAACGTTAACTTTTGACTTTGACTTTGACAGGATACGCAAATGGATAATCCAGCCGCACCCGCTCCAGCCGCTACACTATCACCTGCTCCAACTGCTGCCCCCGTTGCTACCCCAACGCCTGCTATTGATGTGCAAGCCGAAATTACAAAAGCACTAGATGCCCATAAAGCCACTTTTGCCGCTGAATTTGAAAAAGCTACCGGCCATAAAGATTTAGGCGCCTTTACTGAAGCAAAAATGAAGGAACAAGGCCAGCTGCAAGAACTGGCAGATAAAAAATCTAATGAAGCGGCTACTTGGCGCGGCAAGTTTGAAACAGCTGCTATCCATAATGCAATTTTAGCAGCCGCTGGTGAATCACAAGATCCCGATACCGTTAAACAATTGCTATCAGGCAAGGGTCAGGTAGATGCGGACGGTATTGTAACCATTGATGGCAAATCACCTGCTGATGCAGTTAAGCAGTTGCTGACTGAAAAGCCATTTTTACTAAAACCCACCGGCAATGCTGGCAGCGGTGCACCTCAAACTACTGGCAGCGGCAAAGCATTAACACGCGCGGCGTTTGATGCGCTTTCCCCCGCTGACAAACAAGCCCATTTTAAACATGGCGGCGTGGTTACTGACTAACTAACGAGTCACAAGTAACAACCCTATCTGCCAGCTTAAACCCTATTTTTGGAGTAATAAATAATGCCTAATACGATTACAGGTTTATACCCCGTACTATTTGAAGCAGTCGATATTGTGTCACGCGAACTGGTTGGGTTTATCCCAGCCGTGTCGATGGATGGATCTGAAGAACGTGCCGCTGTTGGTCAAACGGTTACCTCATTTCAAACCCGCGCGGGTGTCGCAACTGATATTACCCCAGGCGTAACCCCACCTGATGACGGTGATCAAGCGCTTGATCCAGTATCAATGACTATTACCAAAGCACGCCGTGTACCGGTACGTTGGAATGGTGAGCAATCTAAACAGATTAATAGCGGCCCTGGTGTTTCCAATGTAGTTGCCGATCAATTTGCACAGGCTATGCGGACCCTAGTCAATGAAATTGAAAGTGATATTGCAGCCCTGTATTGGCGAGCATCCCGCGCTTATGGCGCCGCAGGCACTACGCCTTTTGCGACGGACTTATCAGACCCTGCCAACGTTTTAAAAATCCTCCTGGATAATGGTGCGCCACAAGGCGATTTGCAGTTAGTAATTAATACAACCGCAGGCGCTAAAGTGCGCTCATTAGCTACTCTTAACAAAGTTAATGAGGCTGGTTCTGCCGGCTTATTAAATCAGGGTGTACTGTTAGACATCCACGGTTTTAAATTGCGTGAGTCTGCAAAAGTTAAAACAGTTACCAAAGGCACTGGCGCGGGGTATGTTGTCAATAATGCACCTGGTTATGCCAGTGGATCAACGGCATTGGCATTGAGCACGGGTGCTGGCACTATTTTGGCAGGTGATATTTTAACCTTTGCAGGTGATGCCAATAAATATGTGGCTGGATCTGCCTTGGCCGGTGGCAATATCTCACTCAACAACCCTGGTTTACAGCAATTGCTAGCTAATGGTGTAGCTGCTACGGTTGGCAATAACTTTACAGCTAATATGGCGTTTAGTCGTAATGCTATCCAGTTAGCCACCCGTGCACCTGCTTTGCCTACCCAGGGCGATTCAGCAATTGATCGGACATTAATTACCGACCCCGTTAGCGGATTAACGTTTGAGATTGCACAGTATCCACAATACAGACAAATGCAATATGAGGTATCAATTGCTTGGGGCGTATCCGTTAACAAGCCAGAACATTTGGCACTGTTGTTGGGTTAATGCGCTATGGCTAAGTCTAAAAATACCGCTGAAGCAGTTGATGGAATTGATCCAGCTCAGGAATTAGCATCTGAGCTGGTAGAGAATACGAATACCACTGAAGGCACGGATGCCGCTTCTGAAATTAAGGATGACGTACTAGATGGATCGTCTGGCGGCGTGGGCGAGGTTGCCGAGTCTACAGAGACACAGGAAACGCCGCTAGTGGCAACACCAGAGCAACTTAAGCAAGGGCTAAATCAATCAGTCTTGCTTGATAATACAGTTATTGTAGATACTGAAATTGATAAAAAGATTATTGAAAATCTGCAAGCTGAAAACAACGATTTACGCAATGCTAACGCAGTATTGTTTAAGGAGATTTCTGATTTAAAAAATCAGTTGCAACTGGTTGATGTGATTACTGACCTCAATCAAGAGGAAAAAAATCAACATGCTCCCATTGCAGCTGTCAGCATGGTGCGTGATGTTGATCAATATGGCGAGCCAGGCACGGCACAAGTCCATCCAGATGAAGTAGCAAACTGGCAAGAATACGGCTGGGTAATCAGCAATGATCGATCTTAATATCGACTTTGGCAACATGCCGTCAGTCTTGGCGGCATTATCACGCCCAAACGTTGAGCAGCACATTATTAATGCTGTTGCTGAGAGCTATGTTGATGATATGCACGACTGGATTGATGAAGGCCGTGCGTTTAAAAACCAAACTGGCCATTTGCAACAATCGATTGGATGGCATCCTAATGGCAATGGCAAAGCCACTGTGTTTACCCAAGCCGAATATGCGCAATGGGTAGAAGAAGGCACAAGGCCACATGTCATTAAGCCGAAAGATGGCCGTAAGGCGTTAAAAATTCCAAATGGTAGCGTAACTTCGCCTGTTGGCCCTCAACTAGCTGGCGGTGGTTATGTATTGCGTAGAGCAGTGCATCATCCTGGAACTAGCCCAATGCCATTTTTTTACACTGATAATGCTGCACGGTTAGAGCGCGGAAAAGAACGCGCCTTGTCAGTTTTAATGAGGTACGCAAATGGCTAAATATGCTGCTTTAAGTGATTGTGTTGATCCCAGTGTAACGGTATCAGCTAGAAATTTAACAGATGCTGATGTCTATATTGACATGATGCTGATTAATGCCGGTTTGACGACTGCCGAGATAGCAACAATTACTTTGCCCAATGCTAATTTAAACACCATCGCAGTTTATTGGGCAAAGCACTTAGCTTGCAACGAAGGCATTATGGGCGATAGCACCGCGCTGGTCGATAAAGGCGACAGGTACAAAGCCGATGCTAATGCGCTGGCAAAACAACTAAATAAAACCGTGCTGGGTATTGCTACTGCTATTGATAGCAGTGGTAATAGCAGTGCTAGTGGGTATGGGTCAATTACGCTGGGGCGTGGATAATGAAAAGTTTAAAACCTGGTGAAAATGCAACAGAATTACTAGTGGCAGGCAGCCAATTTAAAATAAATGGTACGGTGTTAGCCCAAGTTATTAATATAGGTACACCAAAAATGATAACTGATGCTGTAATTGGTGCTTTTGCAGTTGATGTGCAGTTATCAATTACGGCTGTTACTGATGTAAATTACGATTTTATTGTTATTGATGTATTGTCAATGTTTGACGCATCCTCTGCATACAATACGGTAAATGATGTATCGTTTATGGCAAGATTTTCACAAGGTTTTGCGCAGTTTGGCGGCATATTAATGACGGCGAGTGATAAGGGTGTTTTAGCGCTGACAAAAAAAACAAATTATCTGACTAGAGGCATTGGTGGTGCATATGCTGCCAATTCGGCATTTAGTGCAGACAGAACGTATCACACAGAAATCGAAATATCCGGCGATTTTGTAGCGGTAAAATTGGGTTTTGAATCAATTGAGGCGGCTTCTTGGACAATATCTAAAATCGGTGTTGCTGTTTCAGATGGGTCTGTTGCTTTCCCTAGTTTTTCTGGCTCGTTAATCGCTGGTACGTTTAATGGTGGCAGTGCATCGGGGGTATTTCCAGCGGGTGGTAGTGTCTATAATCCACTAACCCTCGAATCAGATTGGACATTTATGCCGTCAGTAGAGAGAGTAGATAAGCCATCAGCTCCTAAATTACTAATTGCCAGGGCATATATATCGGCGACAGGCGGCACAGGGTCAGGTCTTGGTTACAGTTTTCATGTGCATAACAATAAAGATATTGAATTTGATAATGACCCGAATCAACGTCGCTGGAAAACCGCAAACCAGGGCGGCGGAATTGATGGAGTTGGTACGCCAGCATCTTTTACTAATGCTACGCCGATTAATAACTCAATTTTGGCTTACGTCAAAACGATGACAACTAGCAGAGCTATAACAGTATTGTTCTCGGGCGATAGCTGTAGTGCAGGTACTAAATCAAGTGGCAATTGTACGGGATTTGGTTATTTAGCCTGTAAAAGTCTGTCTACTAATTTACTGCCGATTGAAGCTAATGTTATTGCAATACCGAGCAGTCTGTCACAAAACTATTATGATAGATTAATAGCGTATTTAGCGGTTAATAAGCCAGATATTGCGTTTATACAAATATCGTCAATCAATGACCCCTGTAATTCAAGTGCAAAAGTTGATTTGCATTTTAAATTAGCTATGTTGGCATTAAGTTACTGTTGGGCTAATGATATTTATCCAGTTTTGCAAACGCCGTATCCGCAAAACCAAACCGAACCCAGTGAAGGTTATAGGAAAGCATTGATTGTAAAAATAATGGCGGCGGTATCTAAACGCAATGGGTCCGGGCTATGTCTGTTAGATGTTAACAGTTTGCTAGCCGATCCGTTAAATCCAGGCAAATATTTACCGATTTACAATTCGGGTGATAACTCACATCCAAATAATGTAGGTTATGCACTACTGGCTACCAAAGCCGCCGAGATAATCAGATTTTTGACAGGTGCATAAAATTGGCAATCGCCGCGCTCCAAGCCGCTCGCGCCAAGATAACAGCAGACACCGCGCTAATAGCCTATTTCAACGCCCGCTATGGCAAACCTGCCAAGCACATCTTAGGCTATAAGCGCCCAATCAACGCTAACGATTTTCCCCAAATCTGCTACACCCCCGCTCTTTCCACTCGCGCAAACAGCGTGGGTGGTCGCAATGAGGAGCGGGTAAGTATTGTGGTTGGCATTCATGAGCCAGGCGTAACCGACGATGCGTTTGACGGTGTAATACAGCTTGCAATCATTGAGGATTTGATTTTTAATTGCTTGGAGTCTGGCGAGCTGGGCGGAAACGCTATCTACTTAGGTGAGCCAAAAGTAATAAACGATTTAACTGCCCGTCACCCATTTCATGAGCTTGAAATATCCTGTCTTTTAGCTGCGCGATAGCCTTTGCGAAGCCCTTCGCATAATTAAAAAAAACGATAACTTGCATACTGTTGCACATCCTCCATTTAATAGGTGTGCGCTATGCAAGATCAATTTACAGGCCAAGCTGGATCATTTATTGTTGATCCCGATGCTGGTGTCAGAATCCCCGCTGAAGACTACTCTGCTTATTTAGCTTACAAAGCCCAAACTAGCTATGGTTATCCAGAATTTTTGGAAGACCGAGAAGCCAAACGCTTATTGCAAGCTGAGCTTGATGTGTTACAGGCGCAAGCCGATCCAGCGCAAGACTTAGCGCAATCTGCTAAAAAGCCCAAAAAACCTGAAGTTAATGAAAGCACCGAAGCTACTGAAGAGGTGCAATCATGAGTTTAGCTCAGCGTAAGCGCGTTATTATCGCCAAGCTTGAAGCCACTTATGGCGTTGACTCATCCCCCGTTGCTGCCGATGCTATTTTATGTAGCAATCTGGATATTACCCCACTACAGGGTAATGATGTGCAACGTGATTTTATCCGGCCATTTTTTGGTACATCAGGTTCAATCCGTGTTGAGAACTATGCAGCTTTAACCTTTGAAACTGAAATTGCCGGATCTGGTACAGCTGGTACAGCGCCAGAGTGTGGGGTTTTGTTAAAAGCGGCCAACTTTAGTGAAACTATATCAGCTGCCGCAGTTACAGGCACTGGTCAAGCTGGAGGTAGCACAACTACAATTAAATTAGCAGCCGGTGCATCTGCAACGGATGATTTTTATACAGGCATGTCCATATCAATCACGGGCGGAACTGGCAGTGGCCAAGCTGGTGAGATTATTAGTTATGTGGGCGCTACAAAGATGGCCACAATTGCTAAGCCATGGGCAACAGCTCCAGATGGAACCAGCTTATACAGCATTGGCGCTAACGTTATCTATACCCCCAACTCAAACTTTGGTACTGGCACGGCTAATACCAGCGCAACGTTTTATTTTAATGTTGATGGCGTACGCCATATCTTGCTTGGTGCGCGTGGCTCAGTATCTTTAGATTTATCAGCTAAACAATTACCAAAACTCAAGTGGACGTTTACCGGACTGCTCGGCACGATTGCTAATGCTTTGTTACCCGCCGCCGACTTTTCCGGCTGGCAAACTCCGGTCACTGTATCTACTGCCAACACAACTGACCTTAACTTGTTGGGTTATAACGGCGCTGTGATGCAAACGTTTAATGTGGATATTGCAAA